GACATCTCGGGCTCCAAGACGAAGGCCGAAGTCATAGAGGTCTTGCGTGCGAGCGATGGCGTCTGAGTTCGACAACCTCCTTCGGTCGACAGATCTAGCTGTCGATCGGCTCTATGGGGAGCCGTTCACGTTCCTGCCCATGACTCCGGGCGTGAATGCAGGGGCGGCTCCTGATACCCTGAGAGATGCGGTGATTGGAGTCGTCGCCTGCTTCTGGGATGAGGAACGCATCATTGAGGAAGGGAGGTCCCGCCGTTCGGCTACCAACCCCTTTCTGTGGATCCGAGATGGGCTCGATATTCGTGTCGGAGACCGGTTCGTGCGGGAAGTCGATGGTCGGGTGTATCAGGTGACTGGCATTCGGCCAACGCTAGCCCGCAAGGAATATGATGTAGTCGAGATCGTCGAATGAACCGTACTGCTCTTCGTCTGTCGACTGTTGCTGCTCTGTCAGGGGGAGGAGCGGCGCCGTTCCCGACGATGGCGAACCAGTACGTCTACGATAGCAGGCAGGACGACATAGTCGACTTGTCGCCAGAGATCCGCCGGCCTGTCATCGTAGTGCGCACTGACGATGACGAGCGCACTTACCTCACGCCTCAGGGCGCTCCCTCCCGAGCGATGAGTCGGCGCTCGATCAATCTGAAGGTCGAGATCTCAGTCATTGCAGCGGCAATCGAGCAGGATGGTACTCCTGTAGTGGGATGGCCTGAGACTGACAGCGAACTTGAGGCCATGCTCGATCTGATGGAATATCAGGTCGAAGCGGCCTTGCGGGGCTCGACTGTGTGGGCGATGTGGTGGCAGCACTTGTGGTCGCTCGAGGATTGGTCGTCACTTCCCTTCTTCGACGTCTCGGATGAGGGCAATGCCCGACTAGCAGCTCGTGAGATCCGTGTCAGGATCAGAGCGAAGGGAGAATGCCTGCCTCCTCCTGTCAGGATAGGGGAGCCTGTGCCTGAGGCTGAGCTGCCTGCAGACCTCGTCGCCGTATTCGACAGGATCGAACGAGACGGGGCCGGAGATATCAAGGCAGCAGCGGCTGCGATCCGTGCGAAGCTAGAAGCGCGGTATCTGCCGGCGAGTGGCGTACATCCGCCGCTCCAATCCGTGTTCATGACGGTCCCTGAGCCTGGGTCCGATGAACCCCAAGTGGAAGCCGAGCTACTAGAGGAGTGACCAGATGCCCGAGCGACTGTATCTTCGCCCCAAGCGTGGACTCGTTATTCCCGATATTCTGGCCGGCGATTATCTGCCGGCGGAGGGTCGATGGGTTCAGGCAAACGCCTACTGGTATCGCCGGATCGCTGACAGTTCGGTGGTCAACGAGACCGAGAAGATGACGAAGCAGGAAGAAGCGGCGACCAAGAAGACTCCTGCTGTCGCCGCTGAAGTCAAGAAGGAGGGTTGATCGATGCCCGTGCCGTTTCAGGAAGTTCCTTCCAACATTCTTGTGCCACTGTTCTGGGCTGAGATCCAGCCGGCGCAGGCCCCTCTCAACGCCTCTCTGAGGATGCTTCTCCTCGGCCACATGAACAAGACGGGATCGAACCCCGGCACCGGCCTCGAGGGCGTTCCCTACATTCTGTCAGACGAGCGGGCCGAAACGCTATTCGGTCAGGGCTCAATGCTCTCGACGATGTATAAGTTCGCTCGACAGAACGCCCCGTTCATCGAGATCTGGGGAATGGCGATCGTCGCCGACGCCGGCACTGCCGCAGCGGGATCGATTGAGGTCTCGTCAGCTCCCACCAGGAACGAGACTCTGACCATTCAAGTATCGGGACGGCCGATCTCGGTCAGGGTAAATGCGACCGACACAGTCGATGCTCTCGCAACGCGTCTCGCGGGCCAGATCAACAAGGCTCGGGTGGGTGTGAGGGCATCGATCACCACGCCGACCGATCTCGTCAATCTGACAGCCAGGTGGGATGGAACGAGCGGCAATGCCATTCGAGTCGACACGACGTTCTTCGGCGCCGAGAACTCGGCGGCGAACCGCCTCCTCACTGTCGTTCAGCCTACGGGGGGGACCGGAGCGGGGGATCTCAGCGCTGCGCTCGCGTCGCTCGGCGATCAGCAGTTCGATGTGATCGTTCTGGGCTATGGCCTCAGCTCACATCTCGATCTTCTGGAGGACTTCCTCGACGGCCAGTCTGGGCGCTGGTCACCGATCCAGCAGCTGTACGGACATGCGATTACGGCGACCACAGACGATTTCGCCAACGCCATCACGCTCGGGGCTGCGAGGAACGATCCCCATGTGAGCGTCATTCCCCAGAATGGCTCGCCGAACCCGCCCTGGGAATGGGCGGCGGCGATCGGCGCCCAGATGGCCAAGCACTGGGCCGCTCCTCCCGAGATCTCGAGGCCTCTCCAGGGCATCGAACTCGTTGGTATCCAGCCTCCCAAGAACATGTCTCTGTGGCATGATATCTCGGAGCGGCAGTCGCTGCTGGAGGCAGGCATATCCACCTGGACAGTCGACGCGAGCCGGAAGGTCCGGATCGAGCGGCTGGTCACGACCTACAAGACGAACGCCTCGGGCAACCCGGACGCATCGTGGCGGGATGCTGTCACGATGTTCCAGACCATGTTCTTCGTCCGCTACATGCGGGCCCAGATCACGGGGACCTATCCCCGTGCCGCGCTCACTGACGAGGACAGCGGCATCCCCGGCTTCGCTTCGCCGGGGCAGATCAAGGATACGCTAGTGCATGGATACAAGGCACTGGCGGCTCTGGGCCTCGTTGAGAACGTCGACTTGTTCTCTCAGGCACTGGTGGTCGAGCGCCATGCACTGGAGGCCAATCGCGTCGATATTCTGGCAAGACCAGATCTGGTCAACCAGCTGAGGATTGTCGCAACGCTGGTGGAGACTCACCTGCAACTCGTGGATGCCGACCCGTCGATCTTCTCGACGGTGTAAACCCGAAGGAGACTCAGAATGGATCCCTGCTGCGATACGGTCATCGGCGGTGAGATCTACGTCGTCGCTGGTGACAAGAGGTACGAGGGGATGGGGGATGCAACCATTCTCCCGGCCAGTGTTGAGCGAACGGCAGCCGCTTCTTCGGGCGGCCGTCTGGTCGTCACGGAGGCCGCTGTCCCCGCGACTGCCCGGATCGATTTCGCCAATCTATGCGACGCCGATCCTCTGGAACTGCAAACTCTTCGCTGCAAGGTCGATGTGACGGTGGTCGAGAAGTCTCGAGGCTTCCGTCACCTCTTCACTCAGGCAGTGATCGTTGGGCGTCCCGAGGTCAATTTGGCCACGGGCGTCGTCAGTGGTCTCGAAATCGCTTCGGACCAGTATTCAAGGGTCTAATGCCATGCCAGAATTCGTCCTCCGCCTATCGAAACCTCTCAAGACCCACAAGGGCGAGGTTTCTGAGATACCGTTCCGAGAACCCACCGGAGCGGATCTTCTCGATCTCGGATCGCCATACCGCACATTCGCTGGCACGGATGGTACCCAGGTCGAGATCGCCATGGAACCTCGAGTCTTCCGAAAGTGGGTCGAGCGGCTTTCCGGGCGGGGGATGGAGGAGTTGGGGTCTCTGTCAGCCCGAGACATCCGATCGGTCTATGATTGGCTGATGCTCGAGATCAATCCCCAGGACGGTGACGAAGTGGGAAACTGAGGAAGGTCGTGCAGGAACTGGTATTTGGTTTTGGTCTCTGCACGTCCGATCCCGAGCGTCTACTGACCATGCCACTATCCCGTCTAGCCTTCTGGTATGGCATGGCTATCGAGACTCGGAGGAGGAAGTAATTTGGCTCAGACTGTAGAAGCCTCGATCCTCCTCCGTGCTCGAGATCTGACGAATACTGCGTTCCGGTCAGTCACACGGAACCTCAATTCACTTCGAGCGCAGGCTATTCAGGTTTCTCATGCAATGGGGACCAATAGGCTTGGTCGTCCCATGATGCAAGTTGCTGACGCAGTGGGACGTATCAGCGCTCGAATTGGTCCCGCTGTTGTAGGGCTAGCGGAGATCGCTGGCATAGGTCTCGGGGGAGGTATCACCGCTCTTGCTGTCGGCCTCAACCAATCGGTGCAGGCGCTGGGAGGCATCGCTGACAGACGTAAGCAGATAGGTTTGACAGCTCAGACGTTGCGCGAGCTGGTTCACGTTGCGGGCCTCGCAGGGATTGAGCAGAAGTCCCTCGAAGGCGGATTGCTGACGCTCGCTCGAGGATATGCGCAGGCTCAGGCGGGCGTAGGCCGGATGCAGGCGCAGCTGAAGAAGACCAATCCGGTCCTTCTGGAACAACTGAAGGCCGCGAGGAGTACAGAGGAGGCCTTCAATATCGTCATGACGGCCATTCGTCAGGCCGGAAGCGAGGCAGAGAAGGTTCGGCTCTCTGAACTGTTCTTCGGTAATGCGGATTTCACGAACCTCGCAGCGATGAGTTCTGATGAGTTCCGCAAGGCTATGGAGGAGGCAGGTGTAGTTATTGGTAAGTTGACAGACGAGCAGGTAGATGCCGTTGAAGAGCTCGGCGACTCAATGGATACGCTGAAGGCGTCTGTCAGTGGACTCTTCGATGCTGTCGCGGTAGAGCTTGCTCCCGCATTGAACTCGGCTGTCACCACTATGACGAAGTGGATCGTCGCCAATCGTCGGTGGCTGTCCCAAAACATCGCTCGCTCAGTCACGCAGTTTGGGAGAATTCTAGGCTCTGTGGATTGGCAGGGCATCTGGAGAGGCATCGAGAATATAGCCCGGCATGCCAACACGGCTGCTCAGTTCTTCGGTGGATGGGAGAATGTTCTCCTAGGAATGGCGGCTATTCCCTTTGTGGGCTTGGCTAGAGACGTCGCTTTTCTAGCTGCAGGAATGGTGAAGCTGAGTGGTGCTCTGCTTGGTACTCCGATAGGTCTGACGTTGCTGACTATTGGTGGAGCTGCCTGGTTCCTCAGCAGAAATCTTGAGAAGATGTGGCCTCATCTTGAGAAGTCGATCACTTCCGCAAGCGATTTCGCTGAAGCATTGAGCATCCTTGACCGGGACATGAATGAGACCTTCGACAACATAGTTCGTGGTCTTACTGGCATAGATATTTCTCATATCAACTTGACTGCTGAGTCCATTGTCAAATGGGGAGCGTCGATTGGCGATGCCTTCAATCGTCAGATAGATGAGTGGCATCGGGCCATTGCGGACACCGTAAAGGGCTGGCAGACTCAGATAGAGGAGGCAGGTGCCGCGCTCGTTCAGGCGTTGTGGGATGGGATGAAGCGGAAGTTTGATGAACTCATTGGCTGGCTCACATCCCAGGTAGAGTCGATCAGAAACACCATCCGTTCGATTGTTCCTCTTCCAGGCGATACGAGCACAGCTGCGGAGATGGGTGCTCGCGTCGGGAGAATGTTGGGTGGACAGGAACCAATTCCTGGCCGCGCTCTAGGGGGGCAGTTCAGGAGAGGAGAGTTCAATGTTGTCGGGGAACGTGGTCCTGAGCTGGTGAAGTGGGGTTCATCAGGGAATGTGATCCCCACCGATCAATCCCGTAGTCTGCTCGAAGATAGACCTGGCTTTCTGCACTTCGTTCTATCCCCTCTGAGGGCTCTTGGTTCTTCTATGGCCACCTTTACTCGAGTGGCTGAAGAACTCGAGCGAGCGATCTCTGAACTGACGCTGAAGATTGGTCAGCAGGGAGCGTTCTCGCCGGTTCCTGTAGCTCAATGGGGAGGCACGATAGGCGGGGATAGCCGAGCCAACATGGCCCAGATCCAGCGGGCGATAGGCAATTCGCCTATCTCACCTCAACGAGTTGCTCAGTGGGGTGGAATGACTGGACCATCGACTGGTGCCGTGAAACCCATTCTAGACATGGTCTCTGCGGCGGAAGGAACGACTCGCCGTGGATACAATGACTCATTCGCCCACCAGGTTAGAGAGATGTTGACCAACAAGACGCTTGCCCAGATCGAGCAGATCCAGCGGGGGATGAAGGGGTCTTCGGCGATCGGTAAGTATCAGTTCATGCGAGCGACGCTATTCGGTCGCAATGGCCAGGGTGGCCTCGTCCAGGAACTTGGACTGTCAATGGATGATATGTTCACACCCGAGCTCCAGGACAGGCTTGCCACAAGACTGCTTGAGCGTCGTGGACTGAAGTCGTGGCAGACCGGGCGAATGTCTGATTTCCAATTCATGCGCAATCTCTCAAAGGAATGGGCTGGTCTGACAGATCCCGCCACAGGCCGAGGTTTCTATCCTGGACAGACGACCGGCTTTCCTGTGTCCAGGCAGGCATCGGCCTTGTCGGCCGCTCGACAATCATCGGATTTCGCCTGGGTCTCTAATCGCATGATGATGGGACCACCTACGAAGTTTGGGGAGTCGCCACCGCTCGACTCCTCTCGTTTCCAGAAGGGCGAGGTCAAAGTCAGCATCAAAGTCGATGGACCTGGTCAAGTGACCAGCGCCAGAGCGGAGTCTGACGGTAATATGCAGGTAGCGGTCGGGGTGGATAAGACAGGGTACCGGGCTTGGAAGTCCGGCTCGGGTCCGCTATGACAGGATGCAGGAATTGGCCCTCCACTCAGCTTCGAGCGTCCTACAAAGGCGTCTCGTTCGAAGTTGATATAGACGGTAGGAGCGGCGGTCGTCGCATCGTGACTCATGAGTATCCGAGTCGCGAGTTCTGGGACAATGAGGACCTTGGCCGTCAACGGGTGAGCGTATTCGTCGCTGGCTATACTCACGGCGATGCGGCGGATGCCTTGGCGGAACGTCTGTTCGCCGTATGTTCTTCGTTAGGCCCCGGGCGGCTCGTTCTTCCCACTCGTCCTCCGGCTATGGCTCGCTGCATCAATGTGGCTTCGACTTTCACTGCAGACGAAATGGGTCGCATCGCCGTTGACATGGAGTTTGTGCTCGAGGCTCCGGGAGTAGGTGGCATCGTCTCAGTGACCATGCTTGCGAGCGCAGTCGCTAGCACTGCATTGACTGCGCTCTCGTCGGTGACTTCACTATTCAATTCGACCTTCAATACTCTAATGAGGCGATTTTCGCCTTTGACTCTTGTCCCTGCTGTTGGACGGGATGCCGCGGCTACGACCATTGAACTAGCGGCGACTGCCCTGAAGACCATGAAGGACAAGATAGAGATCTCACCTGTGAGCATATCGGCAGAGGTCGAAGTCCGTATCAATCTCCTAGTTCAGAGATCGAAGCTCTTCGCTTATCATGGTCAGCGAGGGGATCGTATCGAGACAGCGGCATTCGTTAGAGACCAAGCTCGTCCTTCGACGAATGCCGACTTCGCCTCTGTCTGGAATGAATGCCTGGCGCTGATCGATCGCCATGCAGTCAACTCCGATACGCTCGCTAGCGCTCTGAGGGAACACCTCATCTCCTTTGTTCCTCAGGCGACTACACCTGGGCCTGATTGTGTCTCGGTTCGTGCTGAGGCGGCGTTGACTTCTGAGGTAGCCGCCTTCGTCCGTCGCACTTCGCTTCTGTACTATGCCCGAGCGATAACTCGGGTGAAGTACGAGAGCCGACGGGAAGCCATCTCGGTCCGGTCAGAGATCTCGAGGACGTTCGCCATTGAGATGGCTGATATAGAGGATACAGAAGTCGAACGAGCGTTGACGAAGGCAAGAGACGCAGCGCTCGATTTCATGGCACGTGCTGGGGCTGAGCTTCCCGCTGTGCTTCAGCTAGAGTTCAAGTCCAGTCTCCCCGCCGCGGTCATAGCCACATTTCTTTACAATGATTGTACGAGGGACCGGGAACTAGTCGAGCGAAACGAGGCGACTCATCCGCTGGTCATGCCGCCAATCATTGAGGCCATCAAGCCGTGAGCTTCGAGTCTGTTCAGTTGATCGCTAACGGGATGCTCTTCGAGGGCTGGACAGCTGTCAGCGTGACGGCTGCCATGCCTCAGGGGACTCGGGCATTCGATGTGGCAGTCACGGAGATAGGCCCGTTCCCCGCTACTCCTTGGAACTTCCCCCCGGGAACGTCTGTTGTTGTCGCCGCCACAGGGACTACTATGGTGACGGGGTATGTGGACGACTATATGCCTTCGGGGGATGCCAGCTCCCATTCAGTCCGTATCACGGGCAGAGGCCGCTCCTGTGACCTCATCGACTGTTCTGCTGTCCATGAGACCGGGCGTTTCGAGAACCAGAGCGTGCTTCAGATCGCTCAGGCACTGGATCGATTTGGGGTAGGTATCCAGGCAGCTGGATCGGCGCTTGCTCAGGCGTCACAGGTAGTGCCCTGGTTTCAGCTGCGAGTCGGAGCTACTGCCTGGGAGGAAATCATTCGTCTCGTCCAGTCCCGAGGACTGACTCTCAAGGGAGAAGCAGATGGCTCTGCGTCCCTGTTCCGAGCGGGGACCGAGCGACATGCCGGTGGACTGATGCAGGGCGAGAACATCATTGCTATGTCTGGTCGAATAAGTGGAAGGGACACGTTCTCCCACACCAGTACTATTGGCCAATCGTCTGTGGGTGTGGAGGATGAGGATTTTGAGGTCGAGGAGGTCGTAGTAGACGAGTCCATTAGCAGGTATCGGCCAAGAGTAGTTGTCGCTCAAGGAGAGATTACTCCTCAACTCGCCCAAAGCCGGTCGTCATGGGAACGAGCACGAGCGCACTCGTGGAGCAAGACGGCCGAGATCATCGTTCCGGGCTTCCGTGATAAGGCGGGGCAACTGTGGGAGCCCGGTCATCTCGTATTCGTCTATTCCCCGTGGCTCAAGGTCGAGCAGGACATGCTTATCCAGCGGGTGACGTTTAGGCAGAACGACGGGGAGGGGACCGTCAGTTCTCTCGAGCTGATAGAGCCTGAGGCCGGGGGAGGCTCAACCGATGTGACGGGGAGTGCCGAAGAATGGCTTGTGCCGCCTGACAAGGTAGTGAAGTCGATCATTCCGTCCCGCCCATTTGGAGGTCGGATGTGAACAACGACAATCTGATAGTTCGTGCTCGCCTGAAATCGACCGACGACAGCGGCGACCACCAATCCATCATCGCCAGCGGTCGCGCTCGAGAACAGTTCGGTGGCCAGCAGCAAGGTGTCATGAGAGTGCAGGTGTTTGGCTTCTCGTCGCACGCTCCCGCCAATTCCCATGGTCTAGTTCTGATGCTTGGTGGTAATCCAGACCAGGCAGTCGCGCTCGGGATGGAACATCCTGAGTCCCGACCAAAGGATCTTGCTGAGGGCGAGGCCATCGTCTACAACCAGCGAGGAGACAAGCTCCATCTTCAAGCGGATGGCGTCGCTCTGCTGACATGCAGTGAGTTCCGGGTCATAGCCGAGAAGGTGGTGGTAGAATGTCCCGATATCAACCTGGGAGGAGAGGGAGGGCAGCCTGTCGCTCTGCTCGGCTCGGTTGACAATAGCGGCGATATCATAGTCGGCAATGTTTCCACTACGGTAAAGGCGGTTTGATCTTATGCCTGAAGCCATCATTCGGATCATTGACGGTAGCGAGGAGCCCACGCCTGTTGCGTGGGATATCGTCTGGTCGCTCGACATGGATGGTGGCTCCTACGGCGCCGGCGATTTCGCCGTCGCTGATAGTGACGAGGAGGGAAATCGGGGAGGTTTTCGAGCAAAGGAACCTCTGGGCTCGGCGATCCTCATGTGTCTCTTCTCGGACAAGCGTCGGAGTGACGATATCCCTTCACCTGATGGCTCTGTTGATCGCAGAGGATGGCATGGGGACACGTTCGATCTACGCTCTGAGGAAGGAGAACGTGAACTAGGGTCCCTCCTGTGGACTCTCGAGCGCGCTACTCTCAACTACGATACGGAGCGTATTGCTGAGCACTACGCTGCCGAGGCGCTCCAGACGCTGGTTGACCAGGGAGTCGTGTCGCGATTTGATATCGCCGCGAGCGTCGACCACCCGAGAAATCGGTTGACGCTCGAGATCCGTGCCTTTGATCCGATAGGCTCCCAAGTGTTCGCTGACACATTCCCGCTATTCTGAGGGTCAGGCCCAATGTTTCGTGCTCCATCTGCTGCTGAGATCTCTCAGTCCTTGCGAAGCGCAATTCGCACAGAGCTGCCGGCGACCGATCCTTGGATCTGGCCCAATACCTTGGCCATAGTCACGAAAGTCATCGCTCAGGGATTGAGGGCTCTCTATCTCCGGCTCGAGTGGGTTCATCGCCAAGCCTTCGCGTCGCTCGCTGAGGGAGAGCTTCTCGAGCGACATGGTCTCGATATCGGATTGACCCGTCTGCCTCCTTCTGTGGCGATTGGCAATCTCACCATGATAACGACAGTAGGTACAGTCATTCCTGCCAATACTCGCTTCTTGCGCAGTGACGATGTAGCTTTTCTATCGTCAATCGAAGTGGAGGCGACGACCACTGAGACCACAGTTCCTGTCAGAGCTGAGGAGGAAGGTGTAGCGGGGAATACGGATCCGGCTACACCGATGAGGCTCGAGACTCCCATCTCAGGTGTGGGACCCGATACCATCGAAGTCGATACCGATGGTATCACGGGAGGCGCTGAGGTGGAGAACGATGCGTCGTTCCGTTCCCGTATCCTTCTGCGCAAGCGAAATCCCCCCCACGGCGGTTCACCAGCTGAGTATGTAGGATGGGCTCGAGAGCGTTCGACTGTCACGAGAGTCTATGTCAGGCGAGCTACTCCTCAGCCAGGTAGCGTGACAGTCTACTTCATGACTGATGATGTGACTGCGAATGGTATTCCAAATGCGGGTGAGGTCTCTGCGCTTCAATCTCATCTCGAAGATCGTGCTCCTGCGAGTGCGGAAGTCATCGTGCTCGCCCCAGGTCCTGTGCCAGTCAATGTCACTGTGACCAACCTAGTGCCCAACTCAATCGAGGTTCAGGATGCTGTCCGAGCGGAGTTGGTGGCTATGTTCCGTCGCCGCGCTGAGCCGGGAACAGCTGATGAGTCCTTCGTCTTCTCAAGATCCTGGATCGCTGAGGCGGTCGCAATGGCAACGGGTGAATACCGGCACGAGTTGACGTTGCCGGCTGGTGACGTATCATGCGGCGACGGTGAAATCGCCGTGCTCGGGACATTGAACTTCAACTGAGGAATAAAGCGTTTGTCTACCACAGATCCCATCATAACTCGAGACTCAGTGCTCGAGACTTTGATCGCTCTGTGTCCCCGTGGGCGAGCTTGGCAGACTCATGATGCCGCCACACGGGATAGCGTCATTCGTTCCTTCTGGTACGCTATCGCTGGTCCGTGGCTAGAGATGGAACAGAAGGTTACGGCCGCGCTCGAGGAATTCTTCTGCGCTACGTTCCTCGAGGATGAGGATGCTTGGTT